ATCAAGAGGCAGTGGGCGCCGTGGATACCTATTACGTTTTCCACTTCCAACACTGTCGGTCAACAGGTTGACACACTCCCATTGATTCCCCAGGCGTACACGGTGCTGCATCTCGGCTCCGAGTATTTCACACCAATCAAATGGTTGACGGAGCATTTTCAATGCTATCGTGGATCGTTTGAGTTCAAGTTCATGTTTGCCAAAACAGCGTTTCATGCCGGTCAAATTCAATTTTCGTTCGTGCCTGGTCCTGCGGCAGTGTCGTTGACGCTTGATGAAACGCCAAAAGCTTACCGCTTGGTGTATGATTTTCAAGACGCAGATGAAGTGTGCATTCGTGTGCCTTACATCATGCCTCACGATTACATGTACCGCGATGAGTTCTTTGGTCGTATGTACATTCACGTCTTGACGCCACTCCGAGCCCCTGAGACATGTGCCCAGAGCGTGACCGCCATGGTGTTTGTCCGTGGCGGGGAGGACTTTGAGGTGGCGGTACCCCGTCTGTTCGATTGGACACCCGGTTCAGTTGTGGCACCAGAGTTGGTTGCCCAAGGAGGTTCGACGGAGGTCAGCGGTGATTTGTGCCACACAATGGGCGAAGACGATCCCTTGGGAAGCACGCTGTTTTCTGGTCACACTCAGGGAGAGCACGTGTCCAGCGTGCTCACGCTGCTAAAGCGGCATGAGCAAGTTGTGATGCCTGCAGTTCCTGAGGACAGGTTTGCAGTGTTCTACCCCTGGACAGTGTTCTCCACTGGCGGTGCTCAAACACACCGTTCTGACCGTCACTCATCAATCTTGAGTTGCTTTGCCTTCATGCGTGGTGGCGTTCGAGTTCGCTTCGTCAACTTGAGTGCTACCAACAAGCCCACGTATTTTGAATACTGGAACAATGGGCGAGCACTTGAGTGGTACAACAGTTTCACGCTGGAGCGCACTTCCGACTACCCAGCGTTCGTTACCGTTTCTCGAGTTCATTACGACACGGCGGGTGAGGGTGGTGCAGTCGCCTGCGCGTATCAGGGAAAGTACCGCTTTTGTCCGGTTTCGTGGAACAAGTACCTCATTGACACCAACCCTTCGCAATGGCACCCCACTGGCACTTTGGCGTATCGTGGGTTCGGCACCGGCGAGGGTGCCGATGACAGGCTCATGCTGCGCGCTTTTGATGATGACTTTCAACCAATTTTCTGGGTGGGCATTCCACCGCATCGCAAGGTGACGCCATCATAATTTTCTTTCTTTTCTGTTCTTTGTCTTTGTTTTTCCTTTTCTTCTGAAGAGTTTTGTTTGGTGAAGATTTGCTGATCTACGCTTGCTCAGGCGGTGATACAGCCAGAAAAACCCAAAAAATATTTGATTTTCTTTCAGTATATTTTGGACGCGGATAACCCGTGAACAAGTTTCACTTGCCGCACCAGCCCCAAAAGGTTGGTGCTTCTTGT